TTTAGGACATGGATATAAATGTATGGCAAGTTACGGACATTTAAATTCACTTACAAGTCTCCAGGATATTGATGAAATAAATCATTTTAAATGCAATTATCCTATTTTACCGAACAAGCAAGGTCAAGTAGATAAGCTTGGAAGAGCTATTCGTTCCTCGGAAGAAGTGGTATTGGCTACAGACGATGATAGGGAAGGAGAGGCAATCGCATGGCATATATGTTGTTTATTTAATTTACCTGTCTCTACAACCAAGAGAATTATATTTCATGAAATTACCAAACCAGCCATAAGACATGCTATTTGTAATCCAACTACTATAAACTTACATTTAGTTCAGGCCCAACAAACAAGGCAAATATTAGATATGTTACTAGGATATAAATTATCTCCGGTATTATGGAAATTTATTTCAAGAAAAAGTAAAGAAGGTCTTTCGGCTGGAAGGTGTCAAACACCAGCGTTAAAACTAATTTATGAAAATGAGAAAGAAATTAAAATAGCTCCGGGGACACAATTATATAATGTTACAGGGTATTTTACAAGTAAAAACATTCCCTTTCTACTACGAAATTCTATCGAACACCAAGATAATAAGGTTGTAGCTTTTTTGGAAGAATCTAAACAATTTAATCATATTTATAATTGTAGTGATCCAAAAAAAATTGAAAAGAAGTCTCCAGATCCGCTAATCACCAGTAGTATTCAACAATTGTGTAATAATGAAATGAATATTTCCCCAAAAGAAACCATGAAAATTTGTCAGAAGTTATATGAAGAAGGACATATTACTTATATGAGAACAGATAGTAGGATTTATAGTAAAGAATTCTTAGAAAAGATAGGAGAATTTATTAAAGAAAAATATGGGGAAGAATATATTTTTCAGCCTCTAGAGTCATTAGCGGAGATGAAGAAAAAAACAAAGAAAAAAGGTAAAAAAGATGATTCGGAATCAAAGGCTCAGGAGGCACATGAAGCCATAAGACCTACAAAAATAGAAATAGAACAAATTAGTGAAAAGGATTTTACTCCAAAGGAAAGAAAGTTATATAAATTAATATGGAGTATAACAATGGAAAGTTGTATGGCATATGCAAAGGGGCTTTCGATAAAAGCTACAATTACTGCGCCGTTAAAAAATAATTATGATTATGGTTCAGAAAAACTGCATTTTTTAGGATGGAGAATTGTAAGAAATAATGGAAAAGAGGAAAATAACTATTATGAATTTTTACAATCTATTAAAAAAAATATAACCTATAAAAAAATAATAGCCAAATTTGTTATTAAAAATCTTAAATCACATTATAATGAAGCAAAAATAGTCCAACTTTTGGAAGAAAAGGGAATAGGAAGACCCTCGACATTTTCAAATTTGGTAGATAAAATTCAAGAGAGAGGGTATGTAAAAAAACAGAATGTGGAAGGAAGAGAGATAGAATGTATAGATTATACATTAGAAGATAAATCAATTGTCGATTTGGTTACTAAAAAAACATTTGGAAATGAGAAAAACAAGTTATTAATTCAACCTGTTGGAAGTATGGTAATTGAATTTTTAGATTCTTATTTTGGTCCTTTATTTCAATATGAATTTACTAAAAATATGGAAGATACATTGGATCAAATATCGAAAGGTACAGTTGAATGGGAAATTCCATGTGAAAATTATAATAATCAAATAAATAAATTAGTTTCTGGAGTAATTCAAGAAAAAAAACAATCTTATATAATTGATGAAAAACATGAATATATGATTGGAAAATATGGACCTGTTATTCGTTGTAAAGATGAAAACGGAGAAATATCATTTAAAAAGGTAAAAAAGAATTTAGATTACCAAGAAATTAAAAAAGGGACTTATTCATTAGAAGAATTAATTGACTCTTCAAATGGTTCAGGTCGTCATCTAGGAACATATAAAGAATCACCATTATTTTTAAAAAAAGGAAAATATGGGCTTTATGTGGAATGGGATGAAAACAAAAAATCAGTATCATTTATTGAAAAAGAAGAACACGAAATTACAATTGAAGATGTAATTTCCTATTTAAATAAACCAAAAGAAATAATTCGAAAATTAAGTGAAAGTTGTAGTATTCGAAATGGAAAATTTGGTAATTATGTATTTTATAAAACTAAGGATCAAAAAAAACCAACTTTCCATAGTTTGCAAGGTTTTAACCAAGATGTAGAATCCTGTGATGAAGATGTTCTAGTAGGATGGATAGAGAAAAAATACAATATGAGTATCTAAGGAGCTCCAAATAATGGGTTTCTAAGAGTGCTCATATGAGGGGATGTATCATTAACTACTGTCCCAAAATAGATTGTAAAATTAAACTCATCGTTACAGAAATCAACCAATGTACCATCGTGCCATCTAAATTTTAGCTTAAGTTTAAAAATTCTTTTTTCTAGATTATTTATGAAAATAGTATTATAATCGTAGGCGCTATCTTTTGAGTTAGTATTTCCTAAATTAGTTTCTGTAGGGGTACCTCCTACAAATAATTTACAAAATGCCGATTTTACTCTTCCACCATATTGATTTGATACACTTCTATTATTGCAGCTGTTTATTTTTGTTAAAGCAGCTGTTCTTTCGCTGCTACTATATAATATACTGGGATCGGTTTTAGGATCTCTATTATAATTAATTATTGTTCCACTACAATCAGCTACTCCAAGACAATTACTAACATCACAGAGATCATTGGCAATTTTATATGTTTGTCCGGTTACAAGGGAAGGTGAATAATTTGTATTATTAAAATTACTAGTATATTGTTGATAGGGAACTAGTTCATTTAAATTATTAAAATTATCAATCTCCATATAAATAACAGAAGGATTTCGAAGATTTAAACAAACCTCGGGGGTTGCTACATAACCATTGGATGGTAACATCCATAAATTATTTTCTAAAAGTGCTCCATTGGATGTATTGATACCTGGATTTTCACTACCAATATATTGATTATTTGTACCTACAGAAGCAGCTACGATATTTTTTTTTTCAAAGCCTAAATTATAACCAAGACCCCATTTTAATGGATTAAAATATCTAGGTCGAGATGCAATAAGGTCTTGATTAGGACATAAATTATAACTTATATCAGCAGGAGATAGAGTTGCTGTTCCTAAGATAAAATCTCCAAATAATAAGGTGAATCCTACAGACATATTTCCAATTAAGATTTTTTTAGTTGATTTATTATAACCTGTTCGAAATTGGTTGGTACCATATACTGATGATAGTTTGTTCAATTGATATTGTAATTCATAAGCAAGAGCTTGTGGAGTATAATTACCTTGAGGAATTTCTAATACATCAAATGATGTGACTGTATTTGTAGCTGGAACATAATTAGGAGATATTAGTAACTTATTATTCTGATAATATTCTGTTATTGTAGGAATTTCTAATGGTAAAACACAGTCCATAACTCCCATATACATTACATTATCCATTGGTTCTGGTAATGTAATTTCAAATTCACTACTATTAGGCCATTTTGAGGTATCCCTATCGGTGCTATGAATTGTGACTGTTTTTCGTAATTCTGCAATATTGGGAGAACGATCTACTAATGGGTGATTATATGGTGGTTGATGATTCGTATACATATAATAATACTAAATATAATTTATTAAGTATATATATATGTTAAAAAATATTAATTTTGATATGAATATTATTCTTTCTTTATTAGCCGTTGGTTTAATTATTATGTTAATAAGTTTAAAGGGAATTATAGTTGCTTATAGTTTAATGTCATTCTCTGTATTAACTCTTTTAATATTTTCATTTATCCTAACATCCAAAAATAATTTTAGTAATTCAATTGGAAATATTTTAATTTCAATCCTCAAATATAGTCTTCCCATTTTACTTATTTTAGTAGCACTTAGTTGGAGTTTATCAATGGCAATTATCTATTATAATCCAATAACCACTGGTGATGTTTCTAAGGAATTTTCTAATTATTTTACCCTTAGTAACTTAAATTATATAGTATTATTTTCATTACTTGCTTTTTTTGTAAAAGAACAAATTCAAGATAAACCTACATTACAAGGTTCAAGGGTAACTCATCTTATTTACTTATTCTCTCTTATTCAATTTATTTTATTAGGAATAATGGAAGTTATTTTAAATTATTTTACCACAGACGGATAACTAATAAATAAATATAAATTTAAAAGTTAGACCATATTGTGTTGAATCTTCCCAAATACCAGAAATTTTTAAAATAAAATGAATTTGTTCATAATATTTATTAACCTGTATTTGATTATTAATTAATTTTAAACTTTGATTATAAACTTGATTTTGGAGTAGAAATAGTGGTTTTTTATCTAATATGTTTATTTTTCTGAGAATTTGTTCTTCTATAGTTTTCATATGTTGAAGAATATGAATATTTTCTTTTAGGTCAAAGCTACATTTAATTTTATTATAATAGGCTTCAGTTTTACATTTTTTGAGAGAAATATTCAGATAAATTCCATTTAATATAATATTTGAATCAGAATACATAACTTTTATAAATTTACTATTTTCGATAATATTATTTTTAATAGGTTCGCAAAAATGAACATGATTAATATTATATAATTCTATTGTGGTAGATAAATTCATTATACAGTATAAATTGTATGTTTTAAATAATTATTGTTTAAAGAGTAAAAAGTTTTATTCATTAGTATGAAATTTCTAGATTCCCATTTTGATAATTATATACAATCTGTAAATAAGAAAAACTTTCATCCAAAACTTGTATCGATTTATAAGGAATTACCGGATCAAATTGAAAACCTGTATAATTTATTTTTTTATGGAGCTTCCGGAATAGGTAAATATAGCCAAGTGTTATATTGTTTAAAAAAATACAGTCCATCAGAATTGAAATATGAAAAAAAATTATGTATTTTAAGTAATAAAACTAATTATTATTATAAAATTAGCGATATTCATATTGAAATTGATATGAGTCTATTAGGCTGTAACGCCAAACAATTGTGGGCAGATATTTATAGTCAAGTTATTGATATTGCTTCTTTAAAACATAAAAATACATTTATTATTGTATGTAAAAATTTTCATTCAATACATAGTGAATTATTAGATAATTTTTATAGCTATATGCAGACACTTATTTTTGAAACAATAAATATAAAATATATATTTATTTCAGAAAATATAAGTTTTCTACCAAAAAACATTTTAAATCGTTGCCTTCTTATATCTGTTCCAAGACCAAGTAAATCAAATTATTTAACTTTAACAAATAGAAAGAAGATAGATCCAAAAACAGTTAATAACATGAAAGAATTAATGTTTTTACAAAAA